GCCCGTCAGCACTGCATCCTAGAAATGGCTTATCAAATGGGAGTGGAAGGGGTGCAGGGCTTCAGCAAGATGATTGAAGCTTTACGGAATGGTGACTATTCCCGTGCGGCAGCAGAGGCTCTGGATAGTCTTTGGGCTAAGCAAACGCCATCAAGGGCAAGGGATGTGGCCCAGCGTCTCAGGGATGGGCGATCGTGAACCGATACGAACACCTGAGACCCTTCGCTGAGACTTTGCGTCAGCGCGAGATGCTGGACGCGCTCAAGCTTCGCGACACCGTGGCGGCGGCGGCTGAGCAATTAGGTATTGCGGAGCGAAACCTGCTTAGGGCGTTGGCCAGAATCAGGGCGTCAGCGGCACGGCAGGGAATAGCGCCTGAAGCGGATATGACGCACAACACCGCCGAGGGATTTGTAGTCAAGGGCACCTCAACGCTGTACGGCGATGATGGTGACGTTAAAGCCCAATGGGTCAAGACCCAACAAAGCCAAGAAGACAAGCTGGCAAAGATTCAAGCATCCATTGTGGAGGCTATGGAGGATTACAAAGGGGTATACAAGCCTCGTAAGACCCCAGTATCTGACAATGAAGACCTTTTAGCTGTTTACGTCATGGGGGATCCCCACATCGGGGCATATGCTTGGGCGCAAGAGGCTGGGGAAGATTTCGACGTAAAGATTGCTCGCGCTGACTTACTCGCCGCCACATCGCGTCTAGTCAAGGTAGCACCCAAGACCGAACACGCTTTGATAGCGAATATGGGTGACTTCTTTCACGCTGACAACAGAAACAACACCACGACCCGCGGTACGCCGGTAGACGTTGATACCCGCTGGCCTCAAGTGTTGCAGGCTGGCTGTATGCTCATGGTTGACCTCATTACGCTGGCATTGACGAAGCACCCAAAGGTGTCGGTGGTCAACTGCATTGGCAACCACGATGACCATACGAGCGTCATGCTGAGTGCGTTCTTAGCGGCTTACTTCCACGCTGAAGAGCGGGTGACAGTACTGCCGACCACCAACAAGTTTAACTACATCGAACATGGCAAAACGCTCATAGCTTTTACGCATGGCGACACGATCAAGCTTAATGCGCTGTCAGAGATTATGGCAACGGATCAGCCCCAACGATGGGCCGACAGTGAGCATCGATATTGGTATACGGGCCACATCCATCACACCACTCGGCAAGAGCTAAGGGGATGCGTTGTGGAAAGCTTCAGGACTCTAGCGGCCCGTGATGCGTGGCACACCAACAGCGGCTACCGCAGTGGTAGGGATATGTACTGCATCGTTCACGACAAGGCATACGGTGAGGTAGAACGCCATCGGTGTGATATCCGAAGGGCCAGAGACGAGTAATGGGCGATCTTGTCGGTATCGAAGGCGGCAAGAAATCTCCAGATGTCATTGAGCTAGAGCTAACGATCGTTGAATGCGGCAATTGTGATGGTGCCTTGTTCAGTTGGAAGGCTGACGAGAACAACAGCAAGCTACACATCATGAGTTGCGCCGTTTGCGGCTACCTATTCCCGATTATTGAGTCATCAGAATCAGATGTATTCGGCGAACTCTTTAATGACGAATGAAGAACTTGGGTGCTGGTATTGCCACGGCAGCTTGGAATCCCTTGCGGACGCTGAAGTAGAGACCAGCCAAGAGTTTGTGAAAGCGGTGTATGCCTGCAACGAATGCGGGGCACGGTACTTGGCTTGCTACGAACCGACTGCATCGACTGACCAATGAGGTACGGAAGTGTTTGTAGCGGCATTGAGGCCGCGAGTATGGCGTGGCATGGGCTGGGATGGGAACCTGCATTCTTCTCGGAAATAGACTCCTTCCCCCGCTCAGTACTAGCACATCACTACCCAGACGTGCCGTTGCACGACGACTTTACAACCATCAAACAAGGTGAGTATGGAGCAATCGACCTTCTTGTCGGAGGAACCCCCTGTCAGTCATTTAGCATTGCAGGCCTCAGAGGAGGCTTGGACGATGACCGTGGCAACCTGGCCCTCAGCTTCATTAAGCTTGCTCAACGAGAGCGGCCACAGTGGGTGGTCTGGGAAAACGTCCCCGGCGTCTTGTCGTCTAACGGAGGACGGGACTTTGGAAGCTTCCTCGGGGCGCTGGCAGAAATCGGGTATGGGTTCGCCTACAGGGTTTGTGACGCTCAATATTGGGGAGTGGCCCAGCGACGCCGACGTGTGTTCGTTGTCGGATACCTTGGAGACTGGAGACGTGCCGCCGCGGTTCTTTTTGAGCGCGAAAGCTTGTCAGGGAATCCTGCGCCGAGCCGAGAGAAGGAGCAAGACAATACCCCCTTTCCTGCTTCAGGCACTGAGGTTTACGAGTGCCACGGACAAGACAGCAGAGTAAAGGCGTTAGGCGAAACCTGCAGCACTGTCACTGCAAAGTATGGAACCGGCGGCGGTAATGTGCCGATCGTTACAGCCCGTATGCGCGGGTTTGGTGACTACGAATCTGATGGAACGGCCAGCACAGTCAAGGCTCGCGACTATAAAGACGCTACTGATCTGGTTGCTTACGGCTTCCAATCAACCGCTAATGCCTGTGACATAGCGGCGGCAGGGGCTGACATCAGCCCAACGCTAAGATCCGCTGACTCTATGGCTGTCGCCTTTCACGAAAACCAAAGGGCAGAGTGCCGTGAGATGAATGTCACCAATTCCTTATCGGGAGGCGGCGGCAAAGCTGGGCAGGGTTATCAAGCGATTCGTCAGGGTCTAACTGTTAGGCGGCTGACACCAACAGAGTGCGAGAGGCTTCAGGGGTTTCCTGATGGCTTTACGCAGATACCGTACCGCAATAAGCCGGCAGAGAAGTGTCCAGACGGGCCAAGGTATAAGGCTCTGGGCAACTCAATGGCTGTGCCGGTGATGAAGTGGATTGGCGAGCGCATAGCCACTGTTGAGAGGATCATTAGCTAATGGCGGTAGGTACGTTGCTCGGCAGGATCTTTGGCTCTGAGAAGGCCATAGGTGCGGCTGTAGAGGGCATATCCAACAGCCTGGATGCGCTGGTATACACCGACGAGGAAAAGGCTGGGGACGCCGCTATTGAGCGTCAGAAAGCAAGGTCGATGGTCATTGAGTGGATGCGCTCCACCAGCGGCCAATCATTAGCGCGCAGGCTCATAGCTTGCTCCATTACGTTTATCTGGTTGCTTCAATATGTATTCGGCTGGGTGATGGTTACAGCGGCGGTGTTTAGCGAGCCAGAAATCGCCGCGAGAATGAGAGAAGCCAGCGAGATAACCGCTGAGCATGGAGACAGCATGACAGGAGCCGTAATGTTGATATTAAGCTTTTACTTTGCCGCACCTCACTTAGACAAGGTGGTTGGCCCAGCGATGGAGCGTTTCGCCAATGGGGGCAAGAACAAGTGAAGTTTTCTGTAGACCCCTCGATTAGTTGGGGCGATATCGTGATGACCGCAGGACTAGTGTTTTCTGGGGTGATTGCATTTACAGCAGTCTCTGAGGGGGTTGCTCTGAATGCAGTTGCAATCAACGTAGTGGAGCGTGATGTAGCCACTCTGACCGTTGAACACCATCAGCGCTTACAGCAAGAAAGGGCAGATCGGGAGACCCTGCGGCAAGAGATGCGTGAAGATCTAAGAGCTATTAGCGACAAATTAGACAGGTTAATTGAAGGGGGTCTTCGTGAGTAATTACAACGCCACCTACGGGGGTGCGATGCCATATTCGATGACAGCGCCTGGTGCCCCGATGGGTGCCTCTCAGGGTGCCGCAATGGCCGGCCAGCAGATGTTACCGGCGGCGCTGACCCAGAAGGCACAGCGGACGATGAATGTGCCTGCGACCCCAGTAAAGGGCTTGCTGAAGCGCGCTACGCCCAGACAGCCAGCAATGCCAATGCGACCCAATATGCCCCGAGGGCTAGGCGCGGATTTGGGATATGTCTGACGATTACGATGATGATGATCGCTACGATGACGATGGCGAGTATGACGTGTCAGAGCCTGCCAAAAGGGGTAGGGGCCGTCCGAAGGGTAGTTTTAATAAATCATCTAAAGCACAGATCGAGCGCGTAACCGCGGACGGCGGGACATCCCCGCTTGAATACCTCGCCTCGATCTACCAAAACGAAGCCGAAGAGATTCGGTATCGGATAGATGCCGCGAAAGCCGCAGCGCCTTACGTTCACGCTCGATTGTCATCGACCGAAATCAAGGCGTCAGTAAAGGAGATATCGCAAGAAGAATGGCTGGAGAGCTTGAACTAACCCGACTGAAGTTAAAAAACGACTTTGAGTTTTATGCTCGAAACGTCCTCACAGTCCGGTCAAAAAGCGGTGAGATCAAAAACCTTTTGCTCAATAAGGCTCAGCGTTACATCAACGACTGTATTGAGGAGCAGAAGCGCCAGAGCGGGCAGGTCAGGGCGATCATCCTTAAGGGCCGCCAACAGGGCGTATCGACTTACGTTGAGGGCCGGTATTACTGGAAGACCACGCACAGAAATGGCGTGAGGGCTTTCATACTGACGCATGAGGCTGATTCAACCTCGGCGCTGTTTGAGATGGTAGAGAGATACCACCAAGGCGCACCAGACTTTGTGAAGCCTACTACCGGCGCGAGCAATGCCCGAGAGTTGATATTCAGCAAGCTAGACAGCGGTTACAAAGTAGGGACAGCCGGAAACAAAAGTGTTGGTCGTGGAACAACGATCCAGTACTTCCACGGCTCCGAGGTAGCGTATTGGCCTAATGCCGCAGAACACGCCAAGGGCATATTGCAGGCTGTGCCAGACGAGCAAGACACAGAAATCATTTTAGAGTCCACAGCCAACGGAGTGGGTAACTACTTCTATCAGCAGTGGCAACAGGCAGAAGCTGGGCTAAGCCCATTCCAAGCCATATTTGTGCCGTGGTTTTGGCAGGACGAATACCGCAAGCCGGCTGAAAACTTCTCGACGACAGAGGAAGAGGACGCGCTGATAGCGCTGTATGGCGTTGACCTAGAGCAGTTGGCATTCAGGCGCTCAAAAATAGCAGAGCTATCTGCCGATGGCATTGATGGTGTTTTTGCTTTCCGGCAAGAGTATCCAATGACCGCCCAAGAAGCCTTCCAGGTAACAGGCGGTAGCAGTCTGATTAAGCCAGAGCTAGTAGTACAGGCTAGGAAGCACAAGGAGTTGGCAGTAGGGCCGCTGATTATCGGCGTTGACCCGGCTAGGTTCGGTGATGACCGCACGGCGATTGTCAGGCGCAAAGGCCGATCTGCTTACTACCTAGAGACATTTGAGAACAAGTCCACGATGGAAGTCGCAGGCATTGTTCACACCATGATTAAGAACGAAAAGCCAGATCAGGTTGCCATTGATGTTGGCGGCTTGGGTGCTGGAGTGGTAGATCGGTTGCTGGAGCTTGGGCACGAAGACGTTGTTGCCTCAATCAATTTTGGCAGTTCGGCTTTAGATCCACAGCTTTATATCAATCGCCGGGCAGAAATGTGGTGGTTGATGCGAGATTGGCTAGACGGTGATGCGCCAGTAATGATCCCAGACCGGGATGATCTGCATACCGATCTATGCGCTCCGACTTACAAATACGACTCAAACTCTCGGCGCAAGCTCGAAAGCAAAGACGATATTAAGAAGCGCGGGTATCGATCAACCGACTGCGCTGATGCCTTGGCGCTGACTTTTGCAGAACCGTTGTCGCGTCAAGAATTTGAAATAGTAGAGCGGCCTTCGGTAGTGGACAAGGTTGCCGGATACTGAGGGGTTTTAATGCACGAAGAAGAGATGGAAGGGTACGTCGGCGAAGCCATCGATCCGCGTGAAGCGGAAGAGCATGAGCTTGAGGTAGCTGAGCGCCTGCATATTTTTGCTTCGCGTCTAAATCGCCTAGTCTCAGAGCAGGTAGCCAAGCGCAGTCAGATTGAACAGCGTTGGCTGGATGATATCCGTCAGTACCACGGCGAATACGCCTCTGAGGAGGTCACAAGGCTCGCTAGAGCGAAAGGCTCGGAAATCTTTGTCAATATCACGCGGAACAAAACAAACGCCGCAGAAGCGCGCCTACAGGACATGCTGTTCCCGACTGATGACAGAAACTTTGGCATCTACGCCACTCCGGTTCCAGAGCTAGACTTTATAAGCCAGCAGCAGCCGGAAAACGAAGAAGACGCCAACACAGTGGAGATGGCTCGGCAGATCAACAGCAAGGCCAATGATGCGGCAATTGCGATGCAGGACGTGATCGATGACCAGCTACTTGAGTCGCGATATCACATTAAAGCGCGGGACATCATCCACGATGCGTGTCAA